TAACATATTCACCATCTGATAATCTGGCAGGTATTGAGTCTGATGTGCCAGTACCTGGACCTGATATAAATCCACCGGTAGCGTTTCGACTGACTTCTTCTGTGGTTTTAATATCACTACCAAGTGGTCCTTTGACTATTTTAGTTACTTTTTCTAAACCTTTAGCTAAATCTCCTAGCTTTTTAGATACTAATGGAATTCCTGTTTCAGCTAATTGCCTTAGCGGCGTAAGTGTAGCTGATAATCGATCTCCTGCAATTCCTAATGCGCCAACACCTTTAATAAAGTTAGCATCTTTAAATGTTTCATTTGCATCTTTTGCAAAATTAATCATTGCGTTGTTTCCATCAAAAATAGCTTTTCTATTAGCTGCCATTGCAGCTCCTGCATCTTCAGCACCTTTAGGTCCTAATGCACTTACACCATCAACAGATACACTTTCACGTATTGCTTCTAAATGATCATTGGCTACTTGTGCTGTTGTTCTAGTGTCTGATGTTTTAATTAATTCATCAATTTTTTTAACTTTTTCAGTCTCGCCAGCTGCCACTGCTTTTGCTCGCATATCTGCAATTTTATCCTGGGCATCGTCTGCTGTCATGTTCATTACTTCTTCAGCATTTAAACTTACTAGTAATTTTCTCTTCTGAATCATTTTGGCTAACGTAGCTTCGTCAGTTCCCATTAACTCTGCTGCTTTCTGTCTTGCAAATAAATTCTTTTCTAGTGTTTTGCCTTCACTAGCAATAAATTGATTCATTAACTCTGCTTGTTTAGTAGAGTTACCAGTTACGGTTGCCATTCGATATTCATTTGTTAAACTTTTACCTTGATTGTCTAATAAACGACGTCCGGTGAGTTGCTGATATTCCATTTCAGCACCAATACTAGATTCTATATTTAATAAAGATTTTCCAGTTCCATGTAACGCTTCCATGGATGTACCTAATAATCTGGCTTTCATTGTGGCTACTTCTAATTTGTTTCCAACACCACCATATTGCAATTGAAGATCTGCTCCCATACTAGCTATGTCTTGTATAATTTGTTGTTGTTGTTGAACTGCATCTATACCGGTAAATTTTTCTAATGCTCTAGACATTTGTTCAATTTCACCTGCTGCTTGGGCTCCTGTTTTTCCAATACCTGCTGCATATAATTCAAAACTATTTGCTCCTTCTGCCGATAATCCAATATTGTTTTGTAAATATGCTTGTGTTTTTATGAGCTCTCCTACCATTTCTTGGCTGGCTTTTTTTGAAGATATAAATCCTCCGGTCATTTCTTTGAGATTTGCTGCGTATTCAAATAATTTTTTACTGCCAATTTTGAGACCGTCGGTAGTTTTATCTGTATCAGCTACTAATTTTCGTAAATTTTGTGCAAATACCACAGCGCCTTTGCTGCTCATTCCAAATGCTTTGTTTAGCTCTTTATTTGATTCTTCAAGAAAATTTTGATTTTTTATTGCTTGTAATACAGCTTTATTATAATCTTCTTGATATGCTTGTGCCCGACCTATACCTGCACCAAGTTGATCAAACTCTGAAATATTTGCACTTAAAGCTGTTTTTACACTGTCTAATGTACTACCAATTGGTTTTAATGTTTTTACAAAACCATCCAATTGTGAGTTTATTTCTTTAAAACCTTTTGATTGGCCGAATGACTTTAATGATTTATTAAGTCCATCTAAATCAAAAGACATACCTAATTTAGGTTGACGTTTTAATTTTTCAATTGATATATAATTTTTAGATTTCAATACAAGATTCTTTATTATAAATATTTCACAACTACTTTTTGAACTGTGGAGTTCGAACTTGTTGTTGTGTTTGATTTATTCGTTCTTCTTGAGCAGCTGCTTGATCGCTGCGAATCTTGTTGATTCTGGATATCCATAATTTTCTAATGCGCAAGGGCATAGTGTAAATATCGTCAAATGACCATCGACCTTCTCCGGCCCACAATAGGTCAAATAATTGATTATGAAAATATACTTGATGTTCTGGCTTAAAACCAAAAAAGGTCAGCGTTAAATTGAAACATGGCGTCGTAGGTGTCTCCTTTTTCACCCGTCGCCGTTGTTTTATACTCCAGGCCTGGAGCTATATTTACTACGTGTTTTCTGAATTTTCGACTGTCAATAGCTTTAAAATCATATTTTAAATATTCTTCTATAGATGTTTCTTTGCTATCTCCATTTACAGAATAAATAGACATTTTTAAAAATGTTGATGTTAATTTGTCTGTTTTAATTTTTGCGGCATTTGTTGCTGATAAAAATTTATATTTTATTACGTCGTTTGTGCTATTAACTATGTATTCAAAACATCCATTTTCATCTGCAACTTCATCAAATGATTTAGCTTTTAATTTTGATAAATCTAATGTAGCAACTACTGATTCATTTGTTTTTGGATCTGTAACATGTACATCATATTCATTACCATATCCTAATATTCTAGCAGATATTACCAACCATTCTTTGTCTCCAGCTACTAGTTCATTGATATCGACATTAGGAGTCACAATCAATGCTTCTAATAGTTTATCAAAAATAATACCTTCATTAATATAACTGCTATTAGAAAGTATGTCTTCATCATATGCAGTCATATGACGCATTTCAACTTTACCAGAACTTAATACTGAAGTTTCCGGATATACTTTTCCTTGTGAAGGCAAATTTATTATGTTTGCTGGAAATTTGCTGTTTTGTTTTTGTTGTTCGTATTGTTTTTTTGCTAACTCAACGATTTGTTTATTGTCTAAACGATCAGTAACTCTACTCATATTATACCTTTATATAACTTTATTATAAATATATGTTCATAAAAAAAGTAGGGCTTTTGACCCTACCTTGATTATTACATTTTAGGCCTCGTGTCATGCCATGCCTGCCGGCGTCGTATCTTTATTAGAAGTTTAAGAATGCCCAATCGTAACGAAGTGTTACATCAATCATCACAACATCTTCGGTTGCCCAATCGTAACTTCCGAAATTGGTATTTTGAATATAAGCTCCTTTTAATATCCACTCTTCAACTTTTTCACCTAATGGAGAAAGTGATGTTAGTGTTATTTCTTTTTTATACATAGAAGAATAACCATTTCTTCCTGTTGCAGATTCGTGATGTAAACGAACCCAATCCATAACAGCTTGTGCTGCACTTGGAACTATAGGATCATATAATTGAATACCAATTGAATTCCATGCAGATTTTCCTTTCACATATCTTTTAACATTGATATGATCAAGTGTTATTTCACCATTTTCTAAACTAGGTTTAGCAGACGATTTAATCAAATAAGCAGGTATTCCTTCTACTTCCATGATAAATTGATGTTGTTTTTTTGGTTCCCACGAATATGCGTTGTTCCAAAAATTATTGTCAATACCATAGTCAGCAAAGTCTGTTCCTGGATTTGCGGTATTTAATCTATCTTCTAATGCCATATTGTATCCCTTGTATTTTTAATATAAATATAACGAAAAGTAAAAAAGGCAAGACCGAAATCCTGCCTTTTGTTTATTTTTTTAAATCCTATTCAGGAAATGCTGCACCCGTAGGCTGAATGTTAAAGTCTAATACTATAAATTCTGCAGTTCTGGTAGGCTGTAAAAATATTTGTCCGAACATAATATTTCTGTCTATTACGTCTGGCGTGTTATTTGATTCATCCATTACAACTCGGAATGCTGATAATCCTTGTTGTGCTCTTACTTGTTCTAAATAAGGATTCACAATACTCAAGAATCTTGTTCTGGTTGCTGATGTGTTTTGTTCGAATACTAAAAATTTTGTCGAAGAAGCAATAAACTTCTTAACTGCAATAAGTAAACGACGCACATTTACTCTGTCTAATGCACTTGGACGGGCTTGCAATGTCTTTTGTCCCCAAATACAAATACCTTCATTAGGGAAGTTTGCTATAGGATTAACACGATTCTCATACAATTCATCTCTGTTTGCTTGAGTTAAGTTTTTAAATGTTCCTATCGCAGTTGTTAATCCTCCTCGATTCAATCCAGCTGGTGCATACCATGGTGCGGTAACTGCATCATTAAATGCTAATACACCTGGCACGACAACAGATGGTGGCACAAATATTGGCTTGTTCTTTGCAGGATCTACAATTCTTACCCATGGGTAATATGTTGCTGCATAATTACTATCGATATTAGTTACTTGTTGAACTACGGTTTCGATATTATCTGTTAATGCGTTACTATCCATAACATAGAATGCATCTTGGCGATCTTCTACTAAGTTACGAGCTGCACTTGTTACTAATGGATGAAGACTATCAATTACTCCTGGAGTAATCAACATGTTCATATCATAAAAGTCAGTGTTGCTTAATACTGTAAATGCTTTATTATATGCTTTTGTTCCTGCTGTGGCAGTTCCGCTACAATCAAATCCGAATGTATTTGTTGCTTTTAAATTAGTTCCAGACAGTTTAGGCAAGTTAGGACGAGCTCCATCAAACCCACCTTGCATTGGCATTATAAATCGTCTTGTGTTAATAGAAACGTTAGAAGTAAATGTACCAGCAATTAAAGAATCGTTTAATGATCCACTATAAGCACCTGTTAAAGATGGGAATGCTGCATCTGCATCCTGATTAACGTCTCCAAGATAAAAGTCTAAATTACTTCCGGTGCTGGAACTATTAGTTGGTGTTGGTGCTAAATAGTTTAAGTTATTTAAATCGTCAAAATTAAATCCAAAATAATTTTTGCTATTATATGTTGTTTGAACTTGTGAAGTTCTATTTACTACTGCGCTTAAGTTAAGTGAACTACTAACATTTGGCATCGGAGAAGTTAAAGCTCTATATCCAAATGGTATTAATAATTCACTATTTGTTTTTTCTGATACTCCTGCGTCTACTTCAACTCTAATAAATTTAGATAAATTAGGATAATCACCATTAACAACAACTTCACCAGAATCAGTTACTGTTCGAAATCTATCGCCAATTACTCTAGAAATATATCTTGGAGAATCAGGATCTAAATTTAAGTTAGTAAATGACTCAACTATGTCAGGAGAACGATCTGTATCTTCTGATGAATATGGTGTATTAAAAATATTAGTAGTATTAACACGTCTTACTTCTACTGAAAATGTTCCGTACCCATTTGGATCTGAAACTTCACTAGCAGGTCTTATGTCACGAATACCAATTTTAACTTCTGAATTAACTGAGGTACCGTGTGATAAAGTATGAAATTTAAACAGATTTTTTACCGTAGTTCCTATCTTTTGCGAAGTAACAAAAGGAGTTGCAGCGGTTTGAAAGTCTTGTAAAAATTTATAATTTGCTGCTTTCTCTAAAGATATAGCAACATCTGCTATATTATTAAATAGCGCAGAAGCATTCTTATTTTCATATTGTACATATACTGGATAATCTAACGATTTAGGTGATCTTCCTAATGTTTTAGTTATATATGTATTATCCGTAGAAACAATTGATGCTGAAACTGAAGCCCCATTTCCAGCTATGAATGCACTATATCCTGGTACAGATGTGTCTGTAGAAAATGATCCTGAAACTTTTATTTCAAATGATCCAGATGTGTTGTTATTAATAATTGAATCTTCAAAATAATCAGCATCAACAACACTACCAGCTCCTAGTACTGCTTGTGTAGGATGAAGTAAATGTGTTACTGCCTCAACCGATCCTGATTTTGCAACAATTGCTAATGCACCATTTTGAATATTATATCCATCTTCATATAAAAGACGAGTTACTGTTATTACGTTTCCGTTTCTTAAATAGTCATTGACTACAAATGGAATGTATGTTTCATCAGAATAAGATCCAAATATTTGTTCAAAATCTCCATATGATGTAATTTGTGTTGGTACTAGTGCAGGTCCTTTTACTGTTGATCCTACAATTGCAGCACCTATCTGTGCTACTCCGCCGGCTAAAAATGACTGATCTACTTCATTTGTAAATACGCCAGGCGATACAATTCTTTCTGCCATGATGTTTTCCCTATAATTATTTTCTTATAAATATAGACAACCTGTACCAAACCTATGATTCGGTAAATGTGCCAGCTTCAATATCAATTGATCCTTCTCCGTAACGATCTTGTAATTTTTGCATTAACTCTTCTTCTTGTAAACGAATTGAGTCAAATTTAGACAATTCTGAGTCGTATAATTTTTTAACTTCTTCAATTCTTTTTGTCAATGTAAATTTTTCAACTGAAAGATTTCCTAACAAATTTGTATTATCTGCATATTGTTGTCGAAGAGATTGAATTTGTTCTAAATGTTCTTTGTCTAGTTTTTTAGTTGCCATAGTTTATAACCTTTCTTTATATTATATAAATTTATTTTGCATTATCCAAATTATGGTTGAGAACCTGTTGGTGTCCAATTTGGTCCTACTAATTGCTGCAAGCATTGTGAATGTGATCCTGACCATTGCAGTGTAACACTTTTATCTGTGATAAATGTTGGTTCTGATGCTGTATACCATTTTAGTATAAACATGGTTTCGTCT